TTACAAATCAGCTTGAGTTTGAAGTTCCTCTACAGGGTGATAACGATAAATCGTCGATATACCGATATCGTAAATAATTGCCAACTGTTTCCTGCTATAGCCATTTTTGATCAGCCTTGCTATTTGTTCATGTTGCTCTTTTGTCAGTTTCGGACGACGTCCACCAATACGCCCCTGTGCACGTGCTGCTTCAAGTCCGGCCAGTGTTCGTTCAACTATTAATTCACGCTCCATTTCCGCTAAAGCCCCCATGACGTGAAAAAAGAAACGTCCCATGGGTGTTGACGTATCAATGCTGTCTGTAAGACTACGGAAGTTAACCCCTTTTTCCCGCAGTTCCTCAATAAGAGTGATGAGGTGTTTCATGCTTCTGCCCAGCCTGTCCAGCTTCCAGACAACGAGCGTATCTCCTTCTGATAACGTTCTGAGCAGCTTTTTCAATCCCGGTCGGGCTGACTTTGTTCCGCTGATTTTATCCTCAAAAATCAGTTCACATCCTGCGCAGTTCAGTGCGTTTCGTTGTAAATCTGTATTCTGGTCATTTGTTGACACACGAATGTAGCCAATTTGCATGAAAAATATCCTCTTTGTTTTGTTAAAAATACATAGCTGGTATAGGTGGGAGTTAAGACGAAAACGTTGGTTTGGGGGAAGGCTCTGCACTACCCGTTGGTGTGCCTGTTCCGTGGCCCTCAGCCACACCGCCAACAGGGTGGCTGAAATGTAACGGCGCAGCATTTTCTTCTGAAATGTACCCCAAACTGGCAAAGGCTTACCCCACCAATAAATTACCGGATTTACGGGGTGAGTTTATTCGTGGCTGGGATGATGGGCGGGGAATTGATTCAGGGCGTTCCTTGCTTAATGCACAATCACATTCGGTTATAGATCATATTCATTATATGGAGTTATGGACTGGTGAAGGGCTTGCCGCAAACAACACCCGTGCAGGAACAAACCCTGGTATACTGGCTACATACGGTGATGGCGGGATTGTTAAAACAGATGAGTCAGGTGTAAAAGTTCCATCTTCACTACGTGCTATTGGCACTCGTGGTGTTTATAGATTAGGTGCCAACGGAGGGAATACAGGAACGGAAAACCGCCCCCGTAATATTGCGTTTAACTATATTGTAAGGGCTACTTAATGAATAATGCTGCTGCAGTACTTGATCAGAATGGTATCGCTATAACTGCAGGCGATATTACCGTTTATAACTACGATGCTGAAAACCGTGAATATCTCTCTGCCACTGTTGAGTATCTCGCTTATGGTGTTGGAATTCCGGCTCACTCATGCATTGACGCGCCACCAGAAAAACGCCCCGGCTTCGCTGTCTGTCGTGATACCGACCAGAACATCTGGAAATATGTTCCAGACCACAGAGGCGAAACGGTTTACAGCACAGAGAATGGTAACGCTGTGCAAATCACACAACCGGGAGATTACCCTCCTGATACGACGGTGAAACAGCCAGCTACTATCTATGATGTCTGGGATGGTGAGATTTGGGTGACAGATACGAGACGACAGCACGCAGCAGAACTGGAAGCTGCCGGAGCGCATCGTCAGCAACTTGAGGAACAGGCAATGGCATCTGTTGAGCTTATTAATCTCAAACTACGAGCCGGACGCCGATTGACGCCCCAGGAGACGGAAAAACTAAACGCCGTGCTTGATTTCATAGATACGCTTAATGCGACTGACATCAGCACTGCACCGGATATCAACTGGCCGGAAATGCCTCTGGCAGCAGCCAGTTGAGTATAATTAAGCCGCCCTCACGATATAGTTAAATGCGATATTGCGGGGGCGAGTTTCACTACCACCAGTGTTACCAATACTCCCTCGTGAATGAAGTGTCGGTGATGGGATCAGACTCCCGCCTGTACTTGTGGCATCAAGTCCCCGTCCTTGTGTATATGTTTTTTTGAAAATTGTGGCCAACTCCCATTCATCCTTTGTGTCATACCCATCGTTAGCTACAACAATATGGCGGTGTTTTTCCAGCATCCCAGTTTGAAAGCTTAATAAAGCACGTCCTGCATCAATCCCTCGCCCGTCATCCCAGCCACGGATAAACTCACCCCGTAGATCCGGTAGTTTATTTGTAGGATAAGCCTTTGCCAGTTTGGGGTACATTTCAGAAGAAAATGCTGCACCGTTACATTTCAGCCACCCTGTTGGCGGTGTGGCTGAGGGCCACGGAACAGGCACACCAACGGGCAGTGCAGAGCCTTCCCCCAAACCAACGTTTTCATGCGGCTCTTACGATGTAATTAAAAGCAACGTTGCGCGGACGTGTTTCTGTAGCTGTTTTAGGTTTGTTTAGTCCTGGGTTATACCATCCTGTACTGGCTCTATAAGTACGCAAAGAAGAACGCAAAGCCTCACTTGAGTTAGCTAACTCAATATTATTTCCGACAGGCTTACCATCACTACGGATATAAATTTTTGACTGAGAATAATCATCCCATTGACCGCTACTGGTTACATTCCCTGTATAGTGCATGCCATCAGAGAAAGCGGCATAAACATCATTTTCAGTGCTACCTTTCTCAATACCTGCATATCCCTGATTGGTAGGTAGCCCCAGAGCATGATCTTCAAACGCAAAATCCTGAGCACTCAGTAATGTTCGCCACGCATCCACGCCACGTCCGTCATCCCAGCCACGGATAAATTCACCGCGTAAATCCGGTAATTTATTCGTGGGGTAAGCCTGTGCCAGATTGGGGTACATTTCAGAAGAAAATGCTGCGCCGTTGCATTTCAGCCATCCCTCTGGCGGTGTGGCTGACGGCCATGGAACAGGCACACCAACAGGCAGTGCAGAGCCTTCCCCCAAACCAACGTTTCTATGCCGCCCTTACGATGTAATTAAACGCAATGTTACGAGGACGTGTTTCAGATGCTGTGCGAACTGAGCGAGAGGCGTCGAATGTCCATACAGAGGCGCCATATCCTTCAATACTCTCAGTTGGTTGCAAGCCTACTGATAATATAGAGTCAGTTTGACTAAATGGCCCTGAATTTAAAGCATCTTTAAAAAGCTGAGTTCGTCCAAAAGTGCCAACTATATTCTGAATAGTGTCAGACTGTGCAGACAGTAGGTTGCGTCTATTATCAATTCCCCGCCCATCATCCCAGCCACGAATAAATTCACCCCGTAAATCCGGTAATTTATTGGTGGGGTAAGCTTTTGCCAGTTTGGGATACATTTCAGAAGAAAATGCTGCACCGTTACATTTCAGCCAGCCCGTTGGTGGTGTGGCTGAGGGCCACGGAACAGGCACACCAACGGGCAGCGCCGAGCCTTCCCCCAAACCAACGTTTCTATGCCGCCCTTACGATGTAATTAAACGCAATGTTACGGGGGCGGGTTTCTGCTGCGCCGACAATACTGGTACTTAGACCCGTTGCTGTTCGTTTGTTATTTTTATTCCCTTCGATAAGACAGTTGTAATCGTCATTACCAATTAACGAATTGGTGGCATCAATACCGTCCGGTGACAAGGCATTAGTTGTGGAACTTAAAGTCAGCATCTCGTCTGAACTTGGAAGATTTTTTAATGGGATTTCATTGCGTGAAATACCCGCATAAAAAAATGACTCATGCCTGTGCGCTTCAAAAGAGTCATCCTGAAGACTTAGCAAGGCTCGCCCCGCATCCACGCCACGTCCGTCATCCCAGCCACGGATAAACTCACCCCGTAGATCCGGTAGTTTATTTGTAGGATAAGCCTTTGCCAGATTGGGGTACATTTCAGAAGAAAATGCTGCGCCGTTACATTTCAGCCACCCTGCTGGCAGTGTGGCTGAGGGCCACGGAACGGGGACACCAACGGGCAGCGCCGAGCCTTCCCCCAAACCAACGTTTCTATGCCGCTCTTACGATGTAATTAAATGCAATATTACGCGGACGAGCTGATACATAAGCCCACCAGTCATATTTTTGTGCACCTTTACTGGATGCATCAAATATCCACTTTTTGCCATTTATGGCCCCCCATTGATTAGAGGTTAGAGTGTCACCAAATCCGTATTGTGTTGAGCTAAGTGAACTGATATCCCCAGTATCATTATCATCAAAACCGGAGACGATAGTGCCTTCCTGAAATGAAAGTATCTCTCGTCCTGCATCAATACCTCGTCCGTCATCCCAGCCACGGATAAATTCGCCCCGTAAATCCGGTAATTTATTCGTGGGGTAAGCCTTTGCCAGATTGGGGTACATTTCAGAAGAAAATGCTGCACCGTTACATTTCAGCCACCCTGTTGGCGGTGTGGCTGACGGCCATGGAACAGGCACACCAACAGGTAGTGCAGAGCCTTCCCCCAAACCAAGGTTTTTGACAAACAGCGCAGGCTCAGGAATATCTGCGCCGTTCTGGTCTTTAGCCAGCTTTTCCGCCAGCTTGTTCAGTACCGTAGTCGCAAAGTTTGGATCATTACCGAGAGCGTCAGCCAGCTCTTTAAGCGTATCCAGTGTCTCAGGGGCGCTGCCTGCAAGTGCCGCAAGTGCTTTGGCCACAAACTCCGTCGTCGCCAGCTTTTTGCTGTTATCACCATTTGCAGGTGTAGGTGCTGTTGGTGTGCCGGTGAATGTCGGACTGGCTTTCGTCGCGTACTGGGTATGCGGGTCAACTGCCGCGATATGTGCAGCCAGGTCTGTTCCGCTTTTTTCGACCTTCTGTTTGAGGTATGACGTTCGGCTGGCCAGTTGTTTAGCCTGGCGGTTAGAAATTCCGTCAGGTCCGCCCAGAACGGGGTCAGAGACCTCAATCTGGTAGATGCCGCTTTCCCACTGCGGGGTTTCGGGTAGATTTGCCATAATTAACTGCTCCCGTGGTTGTAACTACCGTCATAACGGGTAGTACTGTTGTATCGAATGGCGACAGACTGATATTCCAGACTTGCCAGATGACAGCGAGCCGGAGCAAAGGCAGCAAGCGTCTGACGTAACAGCGCCGCCTGATCGTTAGTGATGGGTTGTTGAAGGATGACGCGATAGACTGCCCAGGCTTGTGCATCACCATGGACGAAAAGCCCGTTGTACGTGTGTCTGCCGTCATAGCCAATCTGCCCCGTACCTTCAATCAGATCCACTTCGCCGAAGCCAAAACGGCGGATAATTTCCCGGATTGACCACGGTGTTCCTTTATAGCGGTGTAGCTCGATAGCGGATTTGATAAGCATGCGGCGTACATCGTCCGATTCCGCCAGTTCCCAGCCATCGCCGAACAGCGAGAACTGCTCGCCAAGCCATGGCAGCGCGGAACTGTCGACAATATCGACGAGACCGACCATCAGTACGCTCAGGTCGATGTTATCCAGCCGTCCGGCCAGTCTTCCCAGCGTTCTGAGACTGATATCACCCTCAAGCGGTGGCGGGAGTTGTAGCACCTCAGCCATCGGACACCCCGGTCATGTTAAGAGTGATCGCCGTACAGTTTGCCCATTCGTTTTCTGCCACCACCCTCAGTGCCGGTGTCACCAGTTCGACCTGGTACACCCCGGAAACGGACAACACGCTGATAATCTGGCTGGGAACAATATCGCGCCCCAGCGTGGCGGTACGGGATGCCACCCAGTTCTGTATGGCGCTGTTAGCGTTGTCCTTTACCAACCTTGCATCCTGATCACGATAGATCGTAATCCTGGCTTCAATGGTGTAATCCACCTGAACAGGTGTTTTAGCCCGCACGGTATCAGTGAGTGGTCTGACTTTTTCGTCAGAACAGAAACTCTCTACCAGAGTGAGGATACTGCTGTCCGGCAGACCAGTGCTGAGCAGCGGATACAGCTCGACAGTGCCGGGAACGGGAGAAAGAACAGCAACGTCGACAATGCCGGGATGCGCCCCCATAGCATGAAAACGGTATGCACCACGGCTTCCGGCATTGGTGAATGACTCCGGGGCCAGCCTGATACGCTCCCGGAGCCGGTCATCGTCTTCCTGCTCTGAACCGCCAGAGCTGGCCGTCAGATTGGTCACCAGCAGGTCAATGTTATCAATCTCATCGAGTAACTGACTGACCTGCGCCGGTTGCCAGCCGTTGCCAGCGGTACCCGGCTCGGTACAGGTGGCCGTGACATTGACCAGCAGCAATCCGGCCTTCAGCACCACGTCTGTATCGGTGGCAAAAATAATACTGTCGGAAGCGCTGACGCGGGTGCCTGCCGGGATCAGCACATCAATGGCCAGTGCCTCATCCACAGAGAACTGAAGTGTGGTGGTGGCAGGCTGCGCGGCAAGGCGGTATACACCGACCAGTTCACCGAGGTAATCAATCATCGGCTCACGGGAAAAAGCGACCAGATTCTGCTTCGCCGCCTCCTGTACTGCCACCCTGACCAGCATTTCGCGATAGGCCCACAGGTCAATCAGCAGACGTTCAGCCTGTGCCGGGTACAGCGTTTTTCCGGTATCCGCTTCATACTTCGCAATCATTTCTGCCGTGATTTTATCGGCATCGCGTTCAATAAAATCGGGTTCTGTCAGCGCCATAGCAGTTCCTGAGTACGGGGTTGTCCGTCTGAGCCTTTCCAGCTCACCCGGAGCGTAAGATGTTCGCCGTCGACGGCGGGTTTAACCGACATAAGCTGGCAGCGGGGTTCCCAGCGCCTGATGGCATCGACGGATTCGCGAACCACATGCGGAATGGCCCGGTCGACAGGCCAGTCGATATAAAGGTGCAGATTGCTGCCGAACTCCGGGCGATGCGGGTCGCTGCCGCGGGGAGTCCGCAGGATGATCTGGATGGACTGCCGGATATCATCCAGCCCCCGGACGATTTCGCCGGGAGCCTGCAGAGCTGGTTGCCAGAATACTGAGGTCGTTTTCATGGAGGCAGTATTGCCCCCGGGAAGTAAGCGCCGATATTAAAGGCGTTTAAGAAGGTTCAATGGGAATGGTGATTAGAGTTCTGACCATCAGCAAATATGTTACCCGTTGCATGGGCGCTTCCGTTGATTTCCAGATCACCATTGAGTGTCGCGGGGCCGTTGATCGTGGTAACTCCCGTGAGGTCGAGGTTTTTCCCTTTGAGAGAGATATCAGCGGCAACCTCCACCACGATACGCTCAATACCTCCTCTGACCGTCAGCGTATGGGTCGCGCGGTTATAACTGAACTCCGCGCCATCAGCGTATTTCGTACCCCGGACGTTTTTATCACTGAACGGCGGTTTATCGACGTCTGAGTACACCGCGCCCAGAATAACACCATCCTCGCCGTTGGCATCGAGCAGCACCTCAACCTGCTCCCCCACGTCAGGGAGCCAGTAATCCTTGTTATCCTGGGTATTGCGCTGTAGCACGTTAAGCCAGTTTGTGCGCAGATTATCGCATTCAGGCAGACGAACGCGGGCCTGAACCCTGTCGGCATCAACGGCACTGACCGTACCGATCTGACGGGTGACACCAGTCATTTTTTCTTCTCCTTAATCACCGTCGATGTACTGCCATCCGGGTGATAAACCGTGAGTTTCTGAGTTTTTTGTTTTTTCCCTCTTGTGACTGGCCCCCGTGCCACTTCCAGCTCTGTGGTGTAGCCGCTGTTACGCTCAAACGCATGGCGGGCAGTGATTATCAGCCATGGACCGGATAACTGTCCAAAGCCCACCAGTTCAATTTTGTTGCCTGCTGTCAGTTGAGGCGTTCCCGTCAGCGTCAGGGAGCCGTTCTGCTGGTATTCGTTATGTCTGGCCAGTGCTGAATCCGCTTTAATCCGGGCACTGTCCGGGTCGCTGACGCGGCTGTTAACTTTAAGTGAGTCAGCGCTGGTAACCTTACCGCCTTTGAGCTTTTTGTCGCTTTCACGGGTACCACCATCAGCTTCGTAGACGATCAGTTTTTTACTGCTGCTTTTCTGGTGTTTTACCTTTGCAGATTTATAGACCCGGTTGATGGTGTCACGCAGGGAAAAGCAGGCCACATCCTGCGGTTTTAACTGCCTGACCGGCTCCTGACTGCGCAGTGTGGCCAGATGAGAAAAAATCAACTGGTCACTGACCACTTTCACTGCATAACCATACTCGCTGGCCAGCCGGCGCAGAAAACCCACGTCGGTTTCAGCATACTGGGTCACCCGGTCGATTCTGATGGACTCAATGCTGCCCACCAGTTTCAGCCGGTGCTTTCTGGCAATCCGCCCCGCAACAGCTGCCAGCGTGGTGTTCTCAAAACCACGGCTGGATTTAGTCCGCAGAGCACTGTTAACCGAGGTGGCCACCCCACGGATAGCGACAACGGACGCGGGCGAACTCACTTCGATCTCGTCTATTGAGAATGTACCGCAGGACAGCAGTTTCTCGCCCTGATAACCCATTTTCAGCGTCAGCGTGTCACCCTTGCCCGGATACCACTTATCCAGCCAGCGGCCATCGGTGTCGTCCAGCTCCACCTCAATGGTATCGGACTCATTTTTGATGTTATCGCTCCAGACCACACGGGTGACATAAGGCGCGATATCAGAGGTGATGTTTTTCTGCAGATACCACAGAGTGAATACCGGCGTCAGCACATCGCTGACGCCGGTTACCCTTCATTTTCTGCGCCACCCGAACGGCACTGATAGTGGTCTGGAGTACAGACTGCGCCTGTTTCGCATAGTTGACGCCGTTACGGACGAACTGCGCCACCCCGGAAGGCGATGGAACAGCACCCGATACAGCTCCGGCAGCTGAAAAAGGCGCGTCAGCAGTATATCAGTGCACAGAACAAAAGAATAAAAACCACCACCCGCACCAGCCGTGGAGACCAGTTTGCTGAAGGCTGGGTGCTGGCCGTTATCAGTGAAATACAGTCCTTCGCCCTGACCGATGACGAACGTGAACTGATGCAGCAGTGGCTGGAACATAAATACCCGCAGACGCAAACCACCAGGGCGCGTAAACCGGGAAGAAGCCGCAATGGCGACGCCTCGCGCTATGCGGGGTTTCGAGAAGGGCAGAACGTCAGACTGCACCGACCGGTCAGTGGGCGGGAACAGCAGAAACTGGAGGCCAGATGATTACGTTATCAGGTAACAGCCGGAAATTAAAAGCCTGCCGAATATCTGCCAGATACCTTTTTGCCCGCGCCTTTTTTAAGAACGTCAGGCCGGGGATCACAATTGGTGTTATTGCCGGACGCGAACAGGTTGAAAAATACATGTCAGGTGCATGGTGGAATAAAGACCCTGTCATTGCTGCCCGTAATATTCATATCAGTTGGGGGGATATTCAGAATGACGACTGAATCTGTTGTATGTGCCCTGTTCTGGTATTGTTTTGTCGGTTGGTGTACTGCTGAACTGCACCGCCGTTCAGGGTTTTATTCACGTTACAGTGGTGCCGGTTACTGGATTAGCTGGTCAGTGATGTTCCTGTGCTGGCCTGTGGCACTTCCTTTATATGTCGATTATATCGGTGATGCAGGCAGAAGGAGCAACGATGATGACTAAACAACGTCTTATCCAGCTCATTCATATTGCCCGTAATGAACTGGGTATGGATGAAGACACCTACCGCCAGATGTTACAGGGGCTGACCGGTAAAGCCTCAACCAAAGGAATGGATACCACACAACTAAACTGCGTGCTGGAATCCATGAAAAGGAAAGGCTTTCGCGTTAGGCCTGCAGGAAAAGCCAGCTCCGGTTTACCGCTGGATAACCATCCGCAATCCAGGAAAATCCGTGCGCTATGGCTTGAAATGGCTGCTGCCGGCATTGTTCGTGACCGTTCAGAAAATGCATTAGCGCGGTGGATCAAGCGGGAAACGGGCATCAGCGCCCTGCGCTGGCTCAATACTGAACAGGCAAGCAGTGTTATTGAGAAACTGAAGAAGTGGCAACGCAGAGCTGCGGGAGTAAAACATGAGCGACCTGAATCAGTTTCGAAGTAAAGGGCCGGAACTCCTGGTGGAACTGGCACAGCATACCTCTGAGACCGTTCGCGAGATTATTGATATTGAGCCCGCAATTGCCGACCAGATTGGTCAGGCCGTCGCGAACCGCATGATGCAGGTCTGGGGCGGGCAAAACGTTTATTTCCCGATGGGCATGGTATGGAAGGTCAGTCAGCGCGACCGGGAAATCTTCAGGGGGTTTAACGGACGTAACCACCATGAACTGGCCCGCAAATTTGGTGTTTCGCTTCAGTGGGTCTACAGCGTGGTTAAGCGGGTAAGAAAAGAAGAACTGGATCGGATGCAGGGCAAGCTATTTGCTGATGAACCCGATGTAGATACGGAGAAAAAAGAGTAA